CATTACGAACGATCATGTTCAAACAAATTTTAGGAATACTCATATTTTGCATAGTATACTATCCATAAGAACCAATGGTTTATATAGATTTGAGTGAACTTTTTTTCGCCATATATAGTAAATAATGTCATTTACTAGATTTCATGATGATCCAAACCGCATTCGAAAGCAGAATGAAGAAAGCACCTTTATTGGCAGATATATGTTGAATATGCCTGGGCCGGGGAGCGATCTACCGTTCGCAGAAGACCCGCAATTGAGATTGCAAAGATGGGGTGCCAATTTGCACACAAATACGATTGGTGTAGAAAACGATCTGCGCGGGTTAACTCGCAAGCAAAATCGGGATCACATTGATCATAATCAGCATAATAAATTCGCCGCATCGTCTTCTCTCAGTCATTTTGCGAGTGCAAAACCATTCGTAGAAGAGAGTCGAGCAAGCCATCCAGCTTGGATATATAAGGATTTAGAACAGTCTCGTTGGGAGAGTCCGTGGTTAAATCCGCTGAATGGTTTAGAGAAAGCGTTTGAAGAGAATATTCAGACACGCATTTTAGAGAAAGATCATCATATACCGAAGATGCCCGTAGTCGCAGGCGAACAATGGACCCATTTTTATTTAGCAGGACCTTCCCTTTGTATCGGGGGACGCGAGGAAAGTTGCAATGGCGCGGCTTATACCCAAAATCAGCCTATACGTTAGTAGGTTTTTTATTATCAAAATATTATATCATATTATTATAATTATATAATATAACCGATGGAATTTCTAATACCAGGTATTGCATTAGCATTATTGCACGGCGCTTCTAGACAACAAAATAATGTGGATGAGTCGTTCGCGAACCGAAGTGATTTACCAAACGTAGATGTAGCAGACAAGAATTACCCGGATCAGTTTCACGGAACTTCTCCCGAGCTAGATGAAACCTCGGCGCTGTCTACCGTGAACCGTTATGAGAATAGCGGGGGTGCTTATACGGACAAATTTTTCGCTACGAACAAGGAGGATCTGCCCAAACCCGGTAGCAATGAACAAACATATTACTCACTTACTGGCGAGAAAGTGAAAGGCTCTTACTTTGAGCATAATAACATGGTTCCCTTTTTTGGTAGCAAGATTCGTTCTTATAACCAGTCTAATCCGTCTGAGTCGATTTTAGATAATTATACCGGTTCTGGTTCTCAGTATGTGTCGAAAATAGAAAAATCCCCTCTGTTTTCGCCGAATGAGAATATACACTGGGCGAACGGTGCTCCTAATATGAGCGAATTTTATCAATCTCGTGTGAACCCCAGCATGAAAATGTCCAACGTGAAACCTTTTGAGGAGCAACGGGTGGGTCCAGGCTTGGGTTTAGGATATACTACGAACGGTTCAGATGGATTTAACTCGGGTATGATGGATCGTGATGCATGGCTCCCCAAAACCGCGGACGATTTACGTGTTGCATCCAAACCGAAATCGTCTGGTCATATATTGTATGGTCATGAGGGTCCAGCATTGAGTGCCATTAAAAACATTGGCACCACCGATCATATTGGTGCATTCGAAAAGAATCGTCCTGAACAAAGCTTTGCATTAGATCAGCGTGATTTCAGTAAACATAACACGAACCGAGGTGGAAATGACGATATCGGTCGTTTGTTTATCACCGGAGGTGCAGAAAAAGGACAAACCTTGCATTCGATTCCTGTCGATAGATACGTGACTCGTCCGGAAACTGCAACGGTATATACCGGTGTTGCTGCTTCTCAAAATAGCGCGACCTATGTGCCCGGTGAATATATGCCAACTCACAACCAATCCTTGGGTGCAGTGCCTATGGGTGTGATGAATGCGAATGGTCGCAGTAATGCAACGGATGCAGATTATGGTATCAAATCAAAGAAGGCTTACCCTAACAATCGCACGGTTAACCACCAGGACAGTTATTTTGGTATGGTGAGAAGCAGTGTAGGTAGTGCTGTTGCGCCCCTCTTGGATATTTTGCGCCCATCTCGCAAAGAAAATGTGGTAGGAAATCTGCGTCCTTATCAAAATCCGGGAACAACTGTGCCGCAATCCTATATTTTTAATCCGGCAGATAGAATGCCCACTACTATTCGTGAAACCACAGAGAACTCGAAGAATCACTTGAATATTAATGCGAATCAACGTGGCGGCGCATATCAAGTGTCCGAACAGAGTCCAACGGATACAAACCGTCAAGAAACCGGAAATCACATGTATATCGGAACCGCGGGTGCGGGTGCAGGCACGCGCGAAATGAAATCCTATGAGAGCGGATATAATCAACGAAATAACGACATTAAATCGAGCACAATCCAGGGATACATGGTGAAGGGGAATATGTCTATGATGAATAGCGATATCACAATGCGTCAACGAACAAGAGACGAATCGTTGAAAAACGAGCGTGCAATTATGGGAACCATGCCTGCTCAGTCGCCGAGCATGGATAATATGGGACGTTTGGCCGGAAATGACAACTCTCTATATGCGAACATCCATATGGATCGTAATACGCCGGACATAACCAACATGTTGAAAAGCAATCCCTATGTAGTGAACTATAAGAACGGATTGTAAAAAATTGAATGCTTATTAGGTTCATATAGTTTTGCATACTATATGAAACAACCGGTGATCGAGTGAAAAATGTCAAAGTTTATGCAAACTGAATACAAAAAGGTTCTTTACAATTATTTATATTGTAAAGATATCGATTCCAAGATTGGATACTATAAAACGGTGTCAGTGCGAACCTATACAAGTGTTATTCATGAAACATTAAATGCCTTGTTTTCTCGAATCCGTATATTCGATTACTCTAATAGCAAACATATCCATGTTATATTGCAAATCTATAATAAATTGCAGTGCTCTAGTTCCAGTTCAAATCTACTGGCTCCGGAAAAAAACAATACCTTACTTTACATATCTTACGTCCATTATCATTCGATTGGTATGGAACCATTATCGTCAGTAATCATTCCGACTAGCGCGACACAGACGCGATACGACGCGACAATCGTTGTGTAAAAAAAGGCAGGACCGGTGGTGGGCCTTTTTTTATTGTTTGTTCGTTTGTTTGTTATTGTTTGTTATAGTGTTTGTTTGTTATTGTTTGTTATAGTGTTTGTTATAGTGTTTGTTTGTTATTGTTTGTGTTTCTTTTTTTGATAGTTGTAAAATCACTCATTCGCTGCAAAACAATTGGCACATATGCATTGCTTCTTTATTTACCGTCGATTTTTTTAGTAGGGATTCAATCATGACGTCATCTCTGAACCGAATCGTATAATCTTGTTGAATATGATTTCGGCCAATGCGTCCCATCGCTTGTAGAGTTTTTTGCTGCGTCATGTGTGTCAGATCTTTGCCAATAAACCCATGACAGAACTGATAATTCGTTCCATAAATGTAATCCGTCGATGCAATGATGATGAAGAGACGCTGTTCGTCTGCAAGTTGTTTCATAATTTCCATATATCGAATGTCAACATTCTCAGTGAACATGCCAATACCTAATAACAACAAGACCTTGAGATGGTTTTCGACGTTCAGACTCATAATAACTTTGCTCATGTCATCGCCAATATTGGATACGAACGCGTTAGAGTAAATCTCGCCGGTCGGTGTCCATAATTGCTGATGTGGCTTTGTATTGGGTAGATATATCGCATCTAACGAAACCGACTTAATTTCCTTTCGCAATTTGTTGATTTCATCCATCCACTGTTTTGATTCTTTACACAACCGGTCAGAACCCTTGGAGCTCTTTCTAGAGACATTCTCGCCACCGGCAGAATTGTCGGGCTTTTCTTCCTTTGCGACGATCAATCGCTCTAATTTTTCAATCTGGTCGATCAGTTTGGCATTATTTGTAATTTTTGCTAGTATAATTTGAAATACGGACGGAGCAATGTTCGATTGTTTGATGCAAAATGCGCCGATTTTATTAACATCGTCTGCCAAATAAATAGTCGGACCGTCTGTGAGTGTATATGCATCTTCCGTAGTGATCGAGATCCCGGCCGATGCATTTGATGTAGTGGCAGCTGCTGGCGGCGGAAGAGCGGCAATACTGTTCATTCTAACTATATTCTTCCCCGCTGCGGGCGGGGTTGGCGGTGCATCGAGACTTTGCACTTTATGTAAATGCACATTCGTTCGAACCTGGTTAAATCGCTTTTGCCGAGTTGTTAGAAGATATTTATGAATGGTATCCCACTCATCTGGATCAATATGCAACAACGCATCCAAATAGTATAATTTCAGCTTGTTCATGGTTATGTCGGTTATACTGTCCGAGAAATACGCGTCGATCGAATATGATTCGTCTACATTTTCATTCTGATTAATATATTCAATAAAACGAACGATTTCGCGTAAATCGAAATAGCGCAACAAGGTTTTGTTCTGTTTGCAATAATCGACGCATGTGATCATGTCTCGATAGTCGCTATACAAATAATGCGGTAGCACACAGTATCCATCTTTGTTTAAAATCGGTATTGATTTTACGCAATCATAGCTAGTTATATTATGGATAATCGCATTGTCAAATTTATTTCGGAAATCATCGAATACGGGTCGCAATTCGTCATTAGACGGCAGAGTGGCGCACGATAACACCACTGTAGGGATCAAGTTTTGCTGCCAATTCTTTTGAATGATTGCGTGCAATGGATGCTCGTCGTAGTCCATTGTTATGGTTGGTTCATCCCAATAAGTGATGATCTTTTCTGCGGAATTAAATGCGAGCATGTAATGCATCGCAGTGGTGTATGACTGAACATCACATATCATGATTTCTACATCCGTTCCGACGCTATTGTCAACTTTCCAAATACCACCGGTTCGACGGTTGCGGGTATAATCGACCGCTGCAAAATAATGTAGACGAATGTCCGACGCGGTTTCACAACCAAATGCAAACGCCACCTTTTTCTCCATAGAAATGGATGCCTTTGCTAATGCCAAACCAATATGACGTGCAACACATACGAATATAATACGATAGGAACCGGCGAGTGCAATCGGCGACAACGTTTTGCCCGTGCCAGTCGGAGCGGTATAAAGGATGAGTTTGGGCTGAAACGGGTCGCCAGGAGTCGAGGGTTTGCATATGGTAAACAGATCTTTTTGGTGCGAGAATAGGGTTTTATCTTGATATTTTAATAGATACGGATTTTTTTCGATAAATTCGTAGGCGTTTGTGATAATTTCGCTCGTTTTGGTTAGACTATTCGCATGAGCGAGTATCACATCGACTACATGTAATACATGGCTGTTAATATTGGGAATCGAAGACTGTTTTAGTTGTAAAATGGTATACAGATAGTATGCGTATTTCTTTCTGCCCTTGTGTATTTGTTTTACCAGTTCTCCGAACAATTCCAACAAAAGGAATTCAAAGATGTTTGATTTGTTTGTTTCGATGTTGTTTTCTAAAATTTGTAAGCGGACCGATGTAGCGCTTTTCATCGTTTTTAATGCGCTACCCGTAATGGTGTAGTCTTTTAACGGAGTATTGTTGTATTTTTTAATAATGGTGCTCACGATCGGATCAAAATATTTTTTATAGAGGTAATAATCGATCTCGTCAGACGGTTCGATTTTGACATAAGAATACAGAGATTGGGTCTCGTTAATGCGTATGTTTATGTTGTCATACCCCTGTATGATCATTTTTAATATTTTTTTTTCCGCATCGGAAACCGGCACCTCGATCGTTTCCCACTCCGATTTGCTAAGCTTGCTTTGAGACAAGTCCATTGTTAAGTCAGTTATTAGTTATTGTAGAACCAGTCGGTATAATCAATTTTTTACTTTTGTCTGTTTTGTCAGATATACAGAGTGAAAAAATAAATATAAAACGATTGTGGTTGAGATATATAACGC